AGCCACTTACGCCGCCTTCCCTGCGCCTGCCGCCAGGATGCTGCCGCCGCTACTGATGATGCCGCCACCGAGCTGGAAGAGCCCGCCGAGCAGGTCCTTGTCACTGATGGCCCCGTTCGCTCTGATGTTTTCGACGATGGCCTGGAACTGCTTGTCCTGCCCGCGCTTGGCCGTCTCGTTCTGCCACCAAGCGATCTGCTCTTGGCTCGACATGCCCGCGTACACGCTTTGGAGCCGCGCGAAGTCCATCCAGATCTCGGCGAACATCTGGCTCTCCTGCTGGTTTAGTTGCACCTGGCCCTTCGACAGGTCGGCGACGCTGTTGGCGATGCTGAGCCCGAGGTTGCTCTCGAACTGCGCCCGGCCCTCGTCCTGCCCGCGTGTCATCGTGCCGAGGTCTCCGAAGGTCTTAGCCACGCCCGCTGCGGCCCCTAGCCGTTGGTTTTCTAGCGAGGCTGCCTGTCGGGCGCCTTCCGCTTGGAGAGCCGGCATCTGGTCTTGAGCAGCGAACATACCCGCTTGCTGAGCCGCGTAGCCACCGCCACCGCTTCGGCCTTGAGCGATGCTGCGCGCGAGAGCCTGGTCAGCGAACTGGCTCGCGTACTGCTTCGGGTCAAAGCCGAGCATTCGCTCCAAAAGCTCCCGTTGCTGTTGCAGGCCTTCGCGCTGGTAGCCGCGAGCCTCGTCGCTCATCGCGTAATCGGAGCTTTCGAGGTTGTCGAACTTCTCCCAGGCCTTCGCCCAGAGCCCGTCATTCTCCGCGGCGTTGGTCGCTTGCGTGTCCTGAAACTGGTCCTTCGCGTCGTAGGTCTCGGCGTCGATGGTGGCGGCCCCGTTGGTCGCTGTCCCGCTCCCGGGTCGCGGCGTTGCCGGTGGCTCGAAGTTCAGGGACTCGACCCCGCCCACCATGCCGTTGCTAGTTACGGTGCCGAGCCGAGCCTGGTACTCAGCGTCTTCCTTTGCCGTGGACGGGCGAATGGTGAGCGCGTTGCCGGCCGCGTCGCGCATCGGGTTGCCGTCACGGTCGAGGGCTGTTCCGCCCACGTTGCCCGGCGTTCCAAACTTGTCGAAGGCTTCAATCCTCGTGACCCCTTCGCGGTTGTCCAACAGGTCTTGGCGGTATCCGGCCATCGGCGTTGGCTCGCCCGTGTCGAGGTACGTCAGGCCATCGGCGGACTGGGGGCGGTTCTCTTGTCCCGATGAGACGCTCGTGGCCCCCGTGGCGTCCACGCTGCTCGTCCCGAAGGCGTCGGTGTCGTTCTCGGGCCTGACCACGGCTCCGCCCTCGGCCGCCTCCGCTTCCTCTTTCGTGCCGAAGTAGCCGCCGGTGGAGGCGCGCCACATTCCGAGCTCGCGATTCAGGGTTGCCATGATGCCTTAGGGGTTGAAGGGGACGCTCGTGCCGTGGGCCCACCAGTACGCGATTGCGCTCAGCGCTCCGGAGCCAGAGGCGGTGATCTGCTTGATGGGAATGCAGACCTCGTATTGCTGCCCCGCGTTGACGACGACCGTAATGGTCGCTGTCCCGCCCACGGTCTGCTCGGGGATGAGCACGGCAGACAGCGCGGCGGCCGTGGCGTTGTTGAGTCGGAGCAACTGAGCCGCGCACGCTGGCTTCAGCGCCTCGGTTCTGAGGTTGACGTTCGCGCTCGTGATGTCGGCGATGGCGAGCACACAGTCCGCCGGCTTGGTCATGTCGACGCGCGGCGCTGGTACTGCGGGTGCTGGATTGGTTGATGCGGCCATGTTTATTCCTGTCGCTTGAAAACTTTGGTGACACCGTTGGCGGTGAGCACGTTGATGAAATGGGCCTCGACTTGACCGTCTTCGATGTAGCCGCGTTCATGCATCTCGACCCGCAGCCTGTCGTACAGGGCCGGACCGATGACGACGTCGAAGTCGTTCAGGCTGCGGAAGCACTTGGCACGCGCGTGGGCGACCATGGTTTTGATGCCCACCAAGATGCTCTCTTGCTCGTTCGTGTATTCGCTGGTCTGCATGGTCTCGCCTTTCATAGGTTGTGGGTCGCGCCGAGGCGCACGAAGTCAGGGGCATTCTCGGTGTCGACCGCGATGGCGTGGAGCCACACGCCTTCACTGCCAGTGCTCGCGTATGTGACGGCGAACTTGAGCGCGAAGGAGTCACGGGCCATCAGCACCGGCGTTTCCAATAAGCGCACCCGGTCGTTCACGTCGTATTCGGCATCGGTCAATGCCCAACTGCCGAGGCTGGTCGTGAAGTCTGTTCCGTCATCACTGACGAACATCTCCAGAGTGCACGGACCACGCCACGTACAGAGCACACCAACCTGGTTCAGCTGCCCGTAGCCGAGTGCCTGGAAGCCCTGGAACATGCCGGTGGTGACGTGGTAAGCGACGAACGTCCCGACGCCTGGGGCCACGTCTTGCAGGTAGACGAGCCCGCTTTGGATGTAGGCGATCCGCCCGTCGTACTCGGCCATGCTCGCGACCGCTCCGACGTCATCGAAGAACCAGGCTTTGGCGTCGGCGTTGTAGCGAAGGATGCCGCCCGTTGCCCCGTTCGTGGCCTGGCAGGCAAAGGCAACCTCTTGCTTGCTCGCTACCGTGATGGCAGCCGTGATGACCGGGTAGAGCAGCAGCTTATCCTGCACCGGCTTGCCGAGCCATTCGAGCTGACCCGAGCGTCCGATGCGGTAGATCTGGCTGTCGTTGCCCTGGAACCAGATGCCAACGTCATCCTCGACGAGAGAGCGCCAGCCGTCCGCTTTGATGCCCGTGCTCTTGCTCACGCACGCGGGGTCAAAGAACGAGCCTTGCCCGCTACGATCCGGGCCACTGCCGCTGACCATCCAGATTTGCCGGCGGGTCCACAGCACGACCGAGTCCCCGAGCACCGCACACGCATCGATGTCGCCCGTGCAGAGCCCCGAGAAGGCAAGGAAGCCCTCGAAGGCGAACTCGGCGGGCTCGGCTGGAACGACCAACTTGCTAGCCGTGAACTTGCTCCGCTTGGGGTTGCCCGCCATCACGACCCGTGAGCGGCCAGCCCACACGTACTCGCTCGGTGGAGGCGAGTGGTGGGCGCCCGAGGCCAGGCCCTGTGAGTAGAGAACCTGTTGGCGTATCAGGTCTGTGTCGACGATGGGGTCGCTCTCGTCCTTTTTCAGGTCTACCACCGAGACATAGGACGCGACGCGAGTGTCCACCGACGTGTACTGCACAGATGCGCGCTGGAAGTTCTCGCCGACCGTGTAGGTGGTCGTGCCGGCGTCGTTCTCATTCGTCGTGAACCCAAGAATGCCCACCGCGGTGCCGCCGTAGATCCAGAGGGTCGCGCCTTCTCCGGCCTCGTCAGCGGTCAGGCGGATGGCCCCGCCCGCGTCGCTGGCCGTGACACGCCCCGTGGTTACCGCGTTGATGTCGACCACGATGGCGGCTGGCGTGATGCTGCCCGCGTCGAAGGTGACAGTGTAGAGGTTCGCGCCTGCTGTGCCGTCAATGAAGATGAAGAGCGTCAGGCCATTCAGTGAAGACGACGGCGGGTCTACGCTGGCTCTGCCTGTAAGCGTGGCTGACGTGTGACTGACAGTGGCGAGCGTACGGGAGAGAACACAGGCGACAGTGCCGGCGGCCAGCCCGTTGTTGCGCCGCATGCTGTGGGGCGCTGTGACCACAGCGGTCACCGTGTCCTGGCTACTGGTGAGCGTGACCGATGTGATGGCGCTCGGGGGGCTCAGGTGGAGATTACCGTCGCTGTCGATCCACTCCCAATGCAACCGGTAGCGGTAGGTCGCTCCGCCGAGCAGTTCCCCTGTGCTGTTCGAGCCAGTTAGGCTGATGATGCGCGGGCGGGTCTGGAACCCCATCTCGACCAGGGTAACGCCGTCGAACACCAGAGGGCAGCCGCCTGCGACATAGGCCAGATTGCCGAGTTGCGCGACCTGGCGACGCGCCGTGCTGGTAAGGGAAAACTCCGTGACGAGCGGCGTCGTCGTGCCGTCTGGGTTCGCCGTCGCGTTGCACCAGTAGTACTTGTTCGTGCTCGAATCGAACGCGATGTCCGGCAAGAGCGTGGACACGGTGTCGGCTACCTCGAGGTCCTTGACGATTTGCGCCGTGACATCCACTTCGGTCGTGCCGCTGGACAGGATCATGTTCGGCGTGTTGCCGACCGTGGCCGCCCCGATGCGGACGCCGAAGAAGGTTTCGCTATTGAAGATGGCACTGGTCGTCAGCTGGGCGTCGACAACGGCTCGTAGGCTGGTGGCGAACGTGCTCGTCGAGACTGTGAACCGGCGGGTGAAGATGGTTGGCGCTGTCTCGCTCGTGACGCTGGAGACGATCTGGACGACGGTCGAGCTGATGCGAACCAGGCTGATCTCCACGCTCGTCTCGCCGCTGAAAGGCACGTGGGGGCCAGCGCCGATCTGTGCTCCGGTCGCGTAGTTGAACGCGAACAGCCGCGCCTCACCGCCCACGTTCATGGCGATGGTCACCTGGTTGGCCGAAGACGAGGCCTCGATGGCCAGGTGCGTTGCAGCCGCGACCACGTCACCGTATTGGCTCGAGCTAGGTACCTGGACGACCGCTGTAGAGTTGAGCCGGCGGGTGATGACGGTGCCAGCCACGTTGGCCACGATCATCCACTCATCGGCGCCGGCTACCTTGCAGACGGCGAACACCGTGGCTGCGCCGATCAGGTTGTCGACCACCACAGCCAGAGCCTCGTCGCTGGCCGGGATGAATCGCGAGACGGCTATCTGGCCGCCCGTGATCACGTTCTCCGCGCCAATGAACAGGAACCGGTCGCTCAGGGCCACTACCCGGTGGTTGATGAATGGCCCGCCGTTCGTTACCAGCCGCTCAAAGAGCACCGTCTGGTTCTTGGCCGCGCTGACCACGTGCGCGCACCCGAGCGATGACGTGTCCGCTGCATTCCAGACCAGGGCCACGTACCCGCCCATCGCAGCGCAGGCCATGTTGCCGATCCCGCCCTCTTGGTCAGGGGGGCGCGCGATGTCACGGACGTTGGTCGCCCGTGGCATGCGGGGACTGATGGCGTTGTTCGAGCTGGACGGCCTCCACTGCGCCGCCAGCCCGCTCGGGAGGTACTCGTAAACGTCGACCGGGAAGCCGTAGCTGTGGGCGTCACCGAGCGCGAAGAGTCGGTCGTTGAAGCTGAACAGGTCGTAGGCGACCAGCGTCCCTGGCCCCATCACCGTTGCCGCCTGAGCCGTGTACTTTGCGCGCCCGATGAGCCGCCCTTCGCGGTCGAGCTCTACGTTCAGGCAATCGGCGAGC